ACGCAGATCGCCCATTTATTGACTCAGTTTCTCGTGGGGCTCTACCTGATGCAGGTATGACTTTTGAGATTCCAAAGATCACAGTTGCTCCAACAGTTGCAGTAGCATCTGAAGGTGGCGCACCATCTGAAACAGATCAGAACGCTGCGTTCGTTACTGTAAATGTTCAGAAGTTCATTGGCCGTCAGACTTTCAGTCTAGAATTGCTTGACAGGTCATCTCCTGCGTTCTTTGCAGAACTCGTACGCCAAATGGAGTACGCATACGCAAAGGCTACAGATGTAGCAGTCGGAACTGCACTTATCAACGGCGGAACAGACGGCGGAAACCGTGCAGCAATTACAACAGGTGCGCTTGCGGCTGATTTCGTATCAGATGCAGCAGTATCAATCTACAAGGGCACACTCGGATTTGCTGAGAACATCGTCGTATCTCCAGAACAATGGGGCGCGTTGATGGGCTTGGTGGATTCTTCAAACCGTCCAATTTTCACCCAGACAATCAATCCACAAAACGCAGGCGGAAACCTAACTGCAACTGCAGTTCGCGGAAACCTTCTAGGCTTGAACCTTCGTGTATCACGCGCACTTACAGACGGTTCAGGAATTGGCGATAACACAATGATCGTCATTAACCCAGATGCGTACACATGGTACGAGTCACCACGCCTCTCACTCCAGACAAACCTAATCTCAACAGGTCAGGTAGAAGTTGGCTACTACGGCTATGGTGCCGTGGCTACGAAGCTGGGCGCTGGTTCTTACCGTTACATGGTTGCATAACCAAAACTAATCATGGGGGGGCGGTTGCTCCCGATCGCTCCCCCAGTCGTTTACTAGAGAGGATGTAGAGATGGCTTCAATCGTTACAGTTGCTGAACTAAGGTCAATTCTTGGCGTCTCTACATCCCTTTACAACGATGCTTACTTGACGGACGTGATAGATAGCGCAGAGGCCGTAATTTTGCCTATGCTCGTCAAATACTCAAGCCCGATTGATGTAGTAGCGCTACAAGATAACATCGCTACATATTACGTCTTGGGCGATAACAATTTCTCAGTAGGTCAGAGCGTGGTCGTAACTGGCGTAGGCGCTCCCTTTAACGGCACATTTACCATTTTAGAATCTAGTAATCTTGATTACGATTCATTCGTTTTACGCTCTAACTCACGCATATTCCTAGATGGTTCATACCGCGAGTTCAACGGATTCTTTACAGTAGCCATTACCAACGCAGATATTACAGAGCGCAAAGTTATCCCTTCAGGGCTCGCAACACTTTCAGGCGCCTCTACTTATGTCGGAGTCAGCGCAGTCGAGTCAGCAGTCCTAGCAGTATCGGTTGAAGTATTCCAATCTCGTATTGCTCCAGGTGGGCAGATCGAGGGCGTGGACTTTACTCAGGTGAGCCCATATAGATTAGGCCGCAGTCTTTTTAACAGAGTGTCAGGGCTCTTAGGGGCTTATATTGACACCGATTCTATGGTGCAATAATGCCAGCATCGACAATCCTTGACACAGTACGCCAGCCACTAGCTACGGCCTTTGCTAACGTCGCCGGTAACGTTTACGCCTATGTCCCTGAGGCTCCGATGGTTCCTTTCGTAGTTACAGTCCCAGATTCTCCCTACCTCGAATTGGAAACAATCGGTAAAACCACGCTTCACACTAAAATTAATCTCGTAATCTCGGTTGCAGTTGCTTATAACTCTAACCCTGCATCGCTCGACAATCTCGAGCAACTAGTCATCAGCGTTCTGAAAGTTATCCCAGTCGGGTACACAATCGGATCGGTTGAAAAACCAACGGTAACTCAAGTCGGGCCATCGAACGTCTTGGTCGCAGATATCAGAGTTTCCACCTACTATACACAAACAAACTAAAGGAAAATAATATGGCAACCGTAGTAATCACAGGGCGCGATATTTCTCTATCTTTCACAGGTGGAACAGATATCGAAGCACAAGCAACAAGCGCAGTTCTTACAAAGACAAACCTTCGCGAGACATATCAGACACTTGATGGAGAAGCTTACAAGACCACTAACATCGAAGGTACTTTTGCGCTATCCATGCTCGCTGACTGGGGTAAGGCAAACTCAGTATGTGAGGCTCTTTGGATAGCAGCAGAAACCAATCCAGACACAGATATCAGCGTTACTCTAACTGCGGCTACAGGCGCTCAGTTCGTATTTCCAATCATGCCAGAATTTCCTACCGCAGGAGGCGCTGGAACAGATGCTCAGACAGTAGACTTCACCTTTAAAGTATCAAAGGGTGCAGTAGCAGACACCTTCAGCTAAAAACTAGAAACGGGAGCAAACAATGCAACAGAACATAACAATTAAATATATTGACGGATCAGAAACCACTTACCAGGTGCGTCCGCCAGATTACGCCAAATGGGAACTAACCACTAAAAAGGTTATTGCTCAGTTCGGCGGAATGTGGGACATCCTTTACGTCGCGCATAGCGCTATGAAGAGAGATGCCGGGGGCAAGCCAGTAAAGCCGCTAGATGTCTGGATGGAATCGATCGCTGATGTCGAAGTCGGTGATGAGAGCCCAAAAGTCATCCAAGAGGAAGCGTAAGCCGACTCTTAGTAGAACTGGCCATAGCGACTCAAATCCCTATGGATTATTGGCGAACAGGTGAGGATATCTTGACCGCTATCGAAGTACTAGAGGAGCGTAATCGTGGCAAGTGAGCAAGTAGCACTAGACCAGACTGAACTACGCCAAGTATTCAAGGCGCTCAAAGGTATGACGGATGAAGCAAAGGATGAAGCGAAACGCCAGTCGGGAGCGCTGGCGGAATTCGCTCGATCAGAGATTATCCAGACGGCTAACTCTCGGCCAAGCCGAGCAGTAGCAGGACGGATCGCTAGCGGAGCCCGTGTCAAGAAGTCGTCTAAGATCGGTGAGATTACTTATGGGTTCGCATCTCAGAAGTTTTCAGGTGGGGCAACCACTAAGGATATCTGGGGCGGTTCCGAGTTCGGTTCCAACAAGTTTAAGCAGTTCCCAGTCTGGTCAGGCCGTGAAGGTCGAGGCTCTAAGGGCTGGTTTATCTATCCAACGTTACGCAGGATTCAACCTGAGATAGTCGCTAAGTGGACTGCCTCATTCGATAAGATTCTAAAGGAGTGGACATAATGGCCTCAACATCCAGAGCCTTAACACTCAAACTCCTTGCAGACGTTGATAACTTTACAAAGAATCTTAATAAGGCCGATGGTGAAGTTACTACCTTTGGCAGCAAAGTATCTGATTTCGGTAAGAAGGCTGGTCTAGCATTTGCAGCCGCTGGAGCCGCAGCCGTTGCTTATGCCGGTAAGTTAGCCATCGATGGCGTCCAGTCAGCAATCGCAGACGCAGCCGCGCAAGAAAAGTTAGCATTAACATTACAGAACGTTACGGGTGCAACAGAAGCTCAAATCGCCGCTACTGAAGATTACATAACGAAGACATCTCTAGCCTTTGGTATTACAGACGATGAATTGCGTCCATCCCTAGAGCGCTTAGCGCGTTCTACAGGCGACCTACAAAGAGCCCAAGAATTACAGACTATTGCCATCGATGTCGCCGCAGGTAGTGGCAAGTCACTCGAAGCTGTAACCAACGCAATGGCACGAGCCGCCGAAGGCAATACCGCGTCGCTCGGACGCCTAGGCATCGGTCTATCTAAGACTGAACTAGCAACCATGAGCATGGAGCAGATTACTGCCAAACTCGCTAGCACCTTTGAAGGCCAAGCCTCAGCTAAGGCCGATACTTTTCAAGGAAAGATGGATCGCCTTAAGATCGCCTTTGATGAGGGTAAGGAAACGGTAGGCGCTTACATCCTCACCGCTATTACCCCTATGGTTGAAACCATCGTCAATAAGGTAATACCAGCAATCTCAGATTTTACTAACAACCTCGGCGAAAAATTAGCGCCAGTAATGAAGATCATTCAGCCAATCATCAATGGGGTTCGCTCAGCGTTCAACTCAGTCCGTAATGCCTTGGTGGACAATAACGAGCAACTTCAACCATTCTACGATTTTATGGTAGGTATTTACAATTTCGCTAAGGACTTCTTAGCACCTATCATTGGCAAGACTTTAGGCCTAGCGTTTAAGGGACTTGGTAACTTTATCGCTGGGGCAATAGATATCTTTGCAGACTTCGTATCAACTTTGAGCAATATCTATAACCGAATTGTCGGCATTATTAATGCTATCAAGAGCGCGGCGTCAGCCGTTTCTGGATTCTTTGGCGGAAGCAGTAGCACGACTACATCCTCATCCTCTACTAGTTCAGTCCCTAGAATTACAAGCGCCCCGAGCCTGCCTAAGGTGACGGTTCCATCAAGTCAGATGAACATTACGGTAAACGGCGCGATTGATCCAGAAGGTACTGCGCGAACAATTGTCAGCGTCCTCAACAACTCAGCCGCTCGAGGTACTTTGGGCGCGGCAGGATTCTCTAATCGATGACCGCCTATACTCCAAGTTTTAAGGTACTTATAGACGGCGTAGAACTAACCGATGTAACGGTAGCCGATTTCATCATTACCTCTGGCCGTACCGATATCTATCAGCAACCCGTTGCCGGATATTGCCAGTTGCAACTGTTAAACCTTGATAACTCAGCCTATGACTTCAACGTAGGATCAGGTCTTGCCGTAGAAGTAACCAACTCAGTCGGCGCTTATATCCCCATCTTTGGTGGCTTGATCTCGGACTTTACAATTACGGTTAATGCCGCAGGGGAACTTGGTTACACGACCGTAGGCAGCATTACTGCCCTAGGAACTTTATCGAAATTACCAAAGAACATTACGGAGGGCATTCTTTCTCAGGACTTCGATGGGGATCAGATTTACGCACTTCTTTCAGATTTCCTATTAGGTCGATGGAATGAATTATCTCCTATTGAAACTTGGGCGGCATATCCTTCTACTCAAACTTGGGCAAACGCTGCCAACTTTGGTCTAGGCGAAATTGATCAGCCAGGCGTTTATGAGCTGATTTCTAGATCGTCGAACGATACTGACCTTTACTCATTATGCAGCGCTATTGCTACTTCAGCGCTCGGAGTCATATACGAGGATGGAAGCGGCAACATCGGGTATGCAGACGCTACTCATCGCCAGGACTATCTAGCCAATAACGGTTATACGACTTTAGATGCCAACCATGCCAATGGCGTGGGTCTTGCAATATCTACTCGTGCCGGTGATCTTCGTAACTCATTCACGATCACTTACGACAATAACGCCAACCAAAGTTATACGGCCGTCGATCTGGAAAGCCAGGCGCTTTACGGAGTATATGCCGAATCTTATACCTCTCGCATCAAGAACACAAACGATGCTGAGGACTTAGCCGATCGATACATCGCATTACGCGCTAACCCTTCTGCCAAGTTCCAAAACATTACATTCGTCTTAGGTAACCCAGAAATCGATGACGCAGATCGAGATGCCCTAATTAACATATTCCTAGGCCAACCAGTCTGGGTGCAGAATCTTCCAATTAATATCTCAGATGGCCAGTTCCAAGGGTTTATTGAGGGTTGGACATTCAGAGCAAGCCTTAATAATCTTACGGTAACATTTAACGCTTCTCCTATAAACTTCAGCCAAATTGCGGTAAAATGGGAGCAAGTAAACGCGGCAGAAACATGGAACACTCTTAACCCTAGCCTAACCTGGCTAACAGCGATCGGAGCAGTAGCGTAATGGCAACAACAACCAACTTTGGCTGGGAGACCCCAGACGATACAGACTTCGTTAAGGATGGCGCGGCAGCTATGCGCACCCTTGGCAACTCCATCGATACATCATTGCTCGATCTCAAGGGCGGCACTACTGGCCAGATTCTATCCAAGGCCAGCGCAACCGATCTCGATTACACATGGATTACTAACGACGTTGGCGACATAACAGCCGTCGTTGCCGGTACTGGACTATCTGGTGGAGGTACGACTGGATCAGTTACTTTAGATATTGATTCAACAGTTACAACTCTTACTGGCACTCAGACACTAACAAATAAAACTTTAACTTCTCCAGTCCTAACTACGCCAAGCATTAGCAACATCGATGCCAAGGGCGATCTTTTGGCTGGTACGGCCGATAACACAATCTCACGACTCGCAGTCGGTACAAATGGACACGTATTGACCGCCGACAGTGCTGAAACAACTGGCATGAAATGGGCACTACCATCCGCAGGTAAAATATTGCAGGTCGTGAACGTAATGAAAACTGATACATTTACGACTACCAGCACATCTTTTACAGACATTACAGGTCTTTCGGCATCAATTACCCCAAGCGCGGCCTCAAGCAAAATTCTGGTTTTTGCAACTTTGTCAATGGTCGGTGCTAGTGGCACAAATGGCGCATTAAGCCGCCTATTAAGAAATTCAACTGTCATTATCCAAAGCGACGCGGCTGGAAGTAGAGATCGAACTATGTCACAAATTGAAGCCATAGCCACTACTTCGGCATTTACGAGCGTTTCATATTTAGATACACCTAGCTCTACGAGTGCTTTAGCCTACAAAATACAGGCAAGAACAAACATCGCGGCTCAAACCGTCTATGTTAATAGGACAATAACTGATACCGATGTGGATGTTTATGGCCGATCAGTTTCTAGCATTACTTTAATGGAAGTTGGCGTATAATGATTGACTACTCACTTATTTTAACTGCAAAGTATTCGGGTTCAGAATGGACTTTAAACGGCGACGATTACGAAGGTCTCACGTGGCTAAGTGATAGCCAAAAGCCAACCAAAAAACAGTTAGATGATTTATGGCCTGCAACCCTTGACGCGCTTACACAAAAAGCCGCTGAGGCCGCCGCAGCTCGTCAGGCTATTTTGGATCGCTTAGGCATTACTGCTGAAGAAGCAAAACTTTTGCTCGGATGAAGCCAGTACTATGCAAGGCAGGGCAACAACTGCGAGAGCAGTTCGATGACACCTTCCCAGATCGTGATAGGCGTTCCGATGGTTGGATCGGCGATCTCCGTCATTCAGCGCGTCCTAGTGACCATAACCCTGATCCAACGTCTGGGATGGTTGTCAGAGCAATCGATGTTGATGCAGATGTCCATAAGTCAGGCAAGCCCGACCTCATGCCAGATATTGCAAATCAGATTCGACTCGC